CATATTTATTACTATGGTAATCTTTAGAAAAATAAAAATATACTAAATATACTAAATAGGGATATAAGGATATCCTCAACTATATATAGGGGCGCCGCCGCTCCGCTGGCTAAACAAATATAAAATTATTGCATCAAACAAAAGTAAATATAGAAGCACTTAACACATTGTCAAAATATTATATATAACAGTTATGAATAATAAGGTAACTATAGTAACCGGTTTATGGGATTTAGGTAGAGGTAATCTTAATGGGTGGGCTCAACGAGATTTTCAACAATATAAAGATAGATTTTTTGAGTTATTACAAACAGATACTCAAATGTGTATTTGGATACCTCGTGAGTTAGAACAAGAAGTACGTAGTATAAGGGGAGATAAACCAACTCAAATATATTTTAAAGAATTAGATGATTTTAAAACTTGGTTTCCTTTTTGGGATAAGTTACAAAAAATTAGAACTAATCCTGATTGGTATAATATAGCAGGATGGCTTCCTGAATCACCTCAAGCAGCATTGGAATATTACAATCCAATGATGATGTGTAAAATGTTTATGGTGAATGACTCTGCTATTATGAATCCTTTCAAATCAGAATATTTTTATTGGTGTGATGGAGGATTAACTTCTACAGTTAATCAAGGATATTTTACACACGATAATGTTTTTGATAATTTAGAAAACTATACTGATCATACTCAAAAAATAACTTTTATTAATTACCCATATGAAGGTAATGATGAAATACATGGGTTTGAAAGAAAAAAAATAGCTAGTTATTGTGGGGTAGAATTTGTAGATAAAATTTCTAGAGGTGGTTTTTGGGGAGGTAGAAAAGAACAAATACATGAATTAAATGCTTTATATTATAGTGTATTAAATGATACTATGAATAATGGCTATATGGGAGCAGATGAATGTTTATTTACTATCTTAACATACCGTCATCCTGAATTAATCCAACCGTTTGAAATTGAAGGAAATGGTTTAGTATGGCCTTTTTTTGAAATGTTAAAAGATTTTACACTTTCTGTTGGTTCTAAAAAATCATTTTCAAAAATAAAAACTAGCTTATATGTAATAGGCTATAATTCACCTTCTCAATTTGAAACTCTAATTAAATCATTTCAAAATTCAGATAAAAACTTTTTAGATAAACCTAGAAAAATACTAGTAAATAATTCAACAGATGAATCTACATTTGATGAATATGATAAGTTATGTAAAGAATATAATTTCGAACAATATAAACATAATAATATAGGAATATGTGGTGGGAGACAATGGGTTGCTGAGCATTTTGATCAGAGCGATTCTGATTATTATATATTTTTTGAAGATGATATGTTATTACATGAAAAAAAAGATACATATTGCTATAATGGATTTAGAAATTATGTAAATGATTTATATGAAAAAACATTAAAAATAATACATAATGAAGAATATGATTATTTAAAAATGTCATTTACTGAAGTATACGGAGATAATGCAACACAGTGGGCTTGGTATAATATCCCACCGCATATTAGAGAACAATTTTTTCCTGAAAAACCAAGTCTTCCTGTAAACGGATTAGATCCTAACGCACCTAAAACAAATTTTACTAATATATATAGACTTGAAGATATAACATATATTGAAGGTGAAATATATTATTGTAATTGGCCTTTATGGTTTAGCCGTCAAGGAAATACTAAAGTATTTTTAGATGTCAAGTGGCAGTTTCCTATGGAACAAACATGGATGAGTAATGTATTTCAAATGCAAAAAACTAACAAAATAAAATCTGCCATATTACTTCTATCCCCAATCAACCATAATAGAATATACTATTACCCAGGGCAAGAAAGGCGTGAAAATTAAATATTTATATAAAACATACATAGGTGACGATAAGTGTACAATTAACAAGTGGAACCTCTCCAGGTCCTTATACAATATATGCTGATAGTTTAAATAATGCTCCGGTTGCTGAAAATGTACCGGCAGCAGCATTAAGAACAAGTGTTATATATGACATAACGCCAACTCCAACCTCTATAATCCTTGTTAATAAAAACCCAGCATGTAATGATCTTACAGTTGTTTATAATATTCCTGCTGTAACACCAACACCTACTCCAACAACCACACCAGGTCTTACTCCTACATTAACGGCAACTCCAACTCTTACACCAACTCAAACAGTAACACCATCTAATACTCCTACACTTACACCTACATTAACACCAACTAATACACCAACTAATACACCAACACTTACTGCTTCACCTACTTTAGTAACAGTAGCTGTTAATTTAACAATAGATTCTGGTAATACAGGATATGCTCAAATTTATTCTAGTGGAAGTGGTGGTTCTGGATATGTACTAAGATCAACATTATTTAGTACAGGTACATATAACCTTACTTTAACTTCAGGTAATAGATTTTATGTTGTTGTAGTTCAACAAACAAGAGCATTTGACTACCAAGTATCAGAAATAATATATAGTATTAACGGTATACCAGATGATGCTAGTCCTTATATTCAAACAAACTTAGGAACAGGATGTGAACTTATATCTGTTCCATTATATGGAGGTGATGGCCACCCAGAAGTATCTTACGGACCAACATATGTTGTAGACGCTTATATAGGTAACCAACGATAATTTTTAAACAATGGCAGTAGTAACATATAGTGGACCTTTTCAATTATCTTTTAAAAATGAACACATTATTTATGAAAATGAAGTAAGATGTGTCATTAAAGAAAGTGAATTTAATTTATCCTATAACCCTACTCTAGTATCAGGTAGTTATATAAGTGGTTCTTTAAAATATTTTGCTACAGGATCAATTTTACCTTCAGGCTCTTATTTTACTCCTTATGTTACTACTTTAGGATTATATAATGACAATAATGAATTACTAGCAGTAGCTAAATTCAGTAAGCCAATGCTTATATCTCCAGATACAGATATGACATTTGTAGTTAAATACGATACGTAATGATTAAATTATTAGATTTAATTAAGGAAATAGAAAATACCGACACTATATGGTATCATGGATCTACTCTAGATCTAAACCAATCAGATTTAGATCCTTTTTATAGACAAACATCAAAGTACAAAAAAGATCTTGAAGATAGGCAAAAGTGGGATAAAACTGGATCAAGTTTAAGTGGAATAGGCGTCTACTTTGGCTCTAATAAAACAGATCTTTGCCCAACTTGCCCTAAACAATATACCGGATACTACAGCTCAAACCCAGATATTACTCAGGGTTTTATGTACGAAATGAAACTAAAACCAAATGCTAAAGTAATACCTGCTAGAGGATTAGGAGCAATTCCAGGGGTAAGTGTTAATATGGAAAATTTAAGTAAAGAATCTTATGATAAATTAAGACAAGAAGGGGTTGATGCTATTATTGATAAAAGTAGCTCTAGAAGTATAGAACTTAATCTAATAAACCTAGAAGCTATTCAATATTTTAAAAAAATAATGTACTGGGAAAAACCAGAAAAAAAATGGATTAATATATAATTTATGAATAATTGGTTATGGCATCTTGATGACGGGAGTCTAGAAATATTTCCTGAAGAACAAATTAATGGATATTATGGTTTTGTTTATATAATTACTAATTTGGAAACAAATAAGTTTTATATAGGTAAAAAAGCATTTATCCATAATAAAAAGAAAAAACTTACTAAAAAAGAAATCGCTGAACACACGGGTGCAGGTCGCAAACCAACAACCCGAGTTGATAAAGTAGATAGTGGTTGGAAATCATATTATGGTTCATCTAAAGAACTATTAGCTGATGTTAAATTACTAGGTGAAGATAAATTTGAACGTGTTATATTACATTTTGCTAAAAATAAAAAACAACTTACTTTTTTTGAATTAAGAGAACAAATAGTATATAACGTATTATTTAATGATAATAGTTATAATGATAATATAGCAGGAAAATACTTCCGTAAAGACTTTGCTTAGGCAGAATTATTTCGTATATTGAGAGTATGGACAATACAGCTCTATTATTCCTAGCCGAATCAGTACTAGGTAAAGGACACTCTACAAGTAAAGGTAACTACGCCTTTAAATGTCCATTTTGTACACATCACAAACCAAAATTAGAAGTTAATTTACGTACAACAGACAAACGTGAAAATTTTTGGCATTGTTGGATATGTGGTGCTAAAGGTAAAACATTACTTTC